GAAGTATTAACTACGTTCATCAAGTCGGCAGCTACATAAGCAGCTAAACGATTGACAGCAGGAGCTAGTACACGTTCGCTAAAGTCATCTAATTGCATTGTTTTCTCAGCAGTACCAAAAGATACAGGTACGTTTGCTTGAGTAGCAACGGTTAAAGTTGTGTTTTGCTCATTAGTTCCTTGTGGAGTAATTGCTGGCCCAGTTGAAACTGTGTAATCGTTAGGTAAACGAACACGCAGAGTTGAACCGATTTTAGCTCCAGTACGAGCAAACTGATCATCATATTGACGTGATACTGTGCGTAAGAACGCATTGGTTTGAGTAAACAGACGCACCGCTTCATTGGTGATCTGATTAATCGTTAATAAAGAATTTGACATAATATCTCCATAAAGGTTTGGATAAAAAATAAAAGAAACTTACTTTTCGTCTTGGCTAGAGAGAAATTATTTACGCCCAATACAATGATTAACGGTTCATTTTGACCTTATGATTTGATTGTAAAGCCTATCAAAAATAAATTCAATAGGCTTTACTTATTTAACGTCTTTTTCTAGCGTTTGCAGCTCTCCACTTAATCCATTCGTCTGAATTTGATGGATCAGGTTCGGCACTTCCAGAAGATCTACTTGAACCGCCTTCAACATCACCGACTGGAGCTGGAGCATTAGACTTCTGTTTTCCTAGTTCTTTTGTGGCTTTTGATGATAGTTTTGTCAGTTCAACACCCATTTGCATAGGACTTAGGTTAGCAATTCGAATCGCATCATTGATGTTTTCAGACTTACCAAGATAAGTAATAACCTTTTCAGGACTAGGAATTGCTGCTAAAGCCTGTAAGAAGTCTTGACCACCGACACCAGCTAACTGCAAATTAGTGACCGATTTGTCGTAAACTTCGCCAAACTCTGCCTTTGCGTTTCTTTCAATCTCAGTCATTTTAGCGACAAACGATTGCTCTTGAACTTGTTGAGCAGCTATTTGTTTAGCATAAGTCATTGCCAGTTCTTGAATATTCTCCTGTGGAGCATAAGTCTGCTCAGACTGTTGCTGGTGGCTTTGATTCTGATATTCTTCTAGCTTTTGCTTGGCAGCGTTCTTTTCAGCAGCAAGTTCACCCATCCTACGTCTCGCCCAGTCAGGCAATTCGTTGTACGAGTTTTCTTGTTTTGATTCTTCTTTAGGTGTTTCTATTGGTTCTTGGTTTAATTCAGCGTCATTTTGCGTTGTAGCTGTATCTTCCATTATTGGATTCCTTGAGGTTGTGGTTGTTCCATAGATTGCATGGGTTCTGGTTGCTGCATTGATCCTTGAATATTTGGTAAATACTCCTGTATCAATTGCGATGGATCAAATTGTGTTTGATCGTATTCTTTTGCAGGATCTTGCTCGTTTTCAATTTCGTAGACTGTCTTATCAGTTATTCTATTCATCTGGTCTGAGTTTAATTGACCGATTAATAGCTTCAAACGATCTGTTTCTGCCTTAAACGCATTAATTACGTCTTGACGTTCATTCTCGTAACGTAATGCTAAGTGATTTAAAGCGTCTACATCTGCACGTTGTTTCTCAATAGCAATATAAGACTGCTTTTCATTGAGTTGCTCTGTAAGTTGTTGGATTGCCATTTGTGATTGCTCTAACTGTTGCATCATCATCTGTTCTTGTTCCGATGGCCCAGTTCCTAAGATGTTAGGTGGTATCCAATTACGCATACGTTCTTGTAACTTATCCGCACCTGGGAAGTCTGCACTACCCATATATAAGTCCCCAATAACCTGAGATAAAGCTGGTTGAGCAGTTAGTAACTTCGTCATCGCATCAAACGCTTCTTCACGCTTGGTATCGTAACTTGGGCCACACTCTGCGACTACATCATACTTACCAACATTCGGATTGAAGATAGTCTTAATCTTTGCTTCTTCTTCTAGTTCCTTTTGTATGATGGCTTCTCTAGCTTGTGGATCGACCATAATTTGATCTTCAGAACCATCTTCACCTAAGATTCTAACAATACGTTTTGTATCATAGATTTTAGGAATCAAGTCAATAATAATCTTACCGACAAACTGAATAGTATTAGCTTGAGCATCTTGGAAATGGAATGTTGCACGATTACCTTGATTGACTCGCTTATCAATACTAACTCCTGACAACTCTTGACTTTGCTCACCAAACGTCTGCTCGTACTGACCAGATGTCATCATCATTTCCATGTTTGCCGTTTGCATACCATCCATATAAACTGGAGCACCCATTGGAGCTGGTGCTTTCTGTGGAGCTGGTACTGGATTGCCTTGTTCGTCATTATGGTTATAAGGCAAATAGGCATGATTCTCTAAGTTTGCAGTAGACCAGTAGTTCTCTAAGCCTTCAATCGCTTCGACTGGTGCAACATACGGACTCTTAGACTGTAAAGCTCCGAACTCTAACGCAGCACTCGCATTGTAGTTGTAAGCTCTTTGAGCATCCTTCATGTATCTAACAATACCTTTACGGTCTAATCTTTGCTCGATAATGACTTCTTCACCAACTTGTCTAGCAATAGGAATGTAAGAGCCAGGCCAAATGCCTTTCTCCAAGACTTCTTGACCACCAATCAAATACTTACGGATAACGTGCTTATCAATTCTACGTCTGTCGATTCCTTCGCCACCTTGACGAATAATCTCATTAAATAGCTTACGTTCTTCTACCGTAATATCTGATTCACGCATGAACTTAGTTGATCCATCGTCATTAGAAATGGAATATAACCATTCCTTACGAGTTTCTTTCTCAAAGTATGTAGCTAGTCTTACAACGTCTTTAGTAATCCACATCTGATTACCACTTGGACTTGTAGCTGGTAGCTTTACATTAGGATATTTCTTCTCAAACTCACGTCTTGGCATATCTTCATAGATAAACGCAAACTTAGCGTCAGAACCATCACGCTTCTTAATGTGCGGATCAAGATACACCGACATTGGATCTGGAATCTCTTTAATATAAATCTCTTGATCAAACGTGGAATCGTCAGCGTACTTCGTAATAACTTGAACGTATCCAATACCGCCACCAACTTGTGATTCAGATGCTATGTCATATGCTACCTTAGCATTAGACTTGTATTCAATATGTCGGATTAGTCCTTCATAGATTTGTGCAGCTTCATACGATGCTTCGCCATTGGTAGGATGTACCTGAATACTTGGCTTATTCTCCTTCATCTGATTAACAATCATTAACCAATGAGTATGAACCTTATTAATAGTAATCATAGGCTGAGTAGCCATATGTCTACGAGCTTTTACTGCTGGCTCCCATTGATCTTGGTTATCAGAGTCAGCAAATAGAAAACGCATATCTTCTCTATACCGTTGTCTAGTGGTCTGTTCCCAGTCTAAACAGGCTTTGAAGTTCTCTTGTGCTCGTTCTATGATGTCACGTTCTTTATCTGCCATATTCTCTCCTACATCCAAGTACCGCCATAGTTACCATTTCTAGTAAGCACAGGCCTTCTTATTGGTTGTTGTAACTTCTTTTCAACTCGTTCTCTTACCATGCCTGGGAACAATTCAGTTAATACCCAAATCCACGCATCCATTCTATTTGGAGACGCATTACCGATATATCCTTGTGTAGAGAATCCTGCCATTTCATCTTCAAGATCAATAAATCTTCCACAATGCCTAATTTTACCTTGTTCGTACAAAAGTGCAAATGGTTCAGCACGAATTACTTTGCCACGAGATGCACTTACCGCTTTATATGGTGTTCTTGGTCTAGCAGATTGAATAACCTGTTCCACCATTGCTCCACCAAAGTTCGACTCAGCTAATACTAAATCAGCTTTATGCCGTTCAAATGCTGAAGCTACCACCTTACCCCATGTTGCAGGCCCAGCTTTCACCGTACAATCTTCTAGCAAGTAAGCGTTCCCATCTACACCAAGAGCACCGACCACGATTCCAATTGCATCATTATCCGCATTGTCAGTATCACCAGAACCACTTGGATCAACCCCAACAAGAACACGCACAAAGTCAGGTAAGCGTTCATCTTCAACTCGCCACTTATCAATATCTTCTTCTTTAAATAGTTGATTAGGATTCGCATCGGCAAACTCTCCTTCTAAGAATCGTTTTCTTAGTCTAGCACTTAAGTTTCCTAGCGTTTCTAAATAACCATCCGATAGATTCTCTTTATTATCATACGGATTTATCTGAAAGTGAACATAATCGAACTCATTATTTATAGGCAGCTTAGTGTCTACATCCTTATGTTGAATGAATAACGAGTAAGTCCAATGGTTTTTATTAGGTGGATTGCAGTCAAAGTACATTCTAGGCTTGAGCAATGTTGGTGGTTTGCCTTCAATTACTTGTTCGACCTTTTGTGCCAAACGAGTAATTGCTATGCCTACAGATGGATATGGTATCTGGGAGCACTCGTTTAGGTAGATAGTTGCAAACTCCATACCGAGAATCTTCTCAGTCCGTTCCTTATCGTCTAGTCCACCAAACCATATTTCAGAGCCATTAGGTAATGTTATAAACCAGTCAGTCTTATTAACCTTATATTGAACATTTGGGAAAGCAAGTTCCATGACCTTTGGAAACGTGTCATAGACAATAGCGTTCTTTACCTGATTGAATCTAAACCTTAGTATGGCATGACGAGACTTAGGAGCTTTTAGTGCTCTGACAATGATTTGTCTTACTAATAGAAATGTCTTACCTGACCTTGAGCCACCAAATAACATAGCGTATGTCGCATCGCTATTAATGATGGTTAATGCTTCAGTTTGTTTTTTATGGAGTTTCAAGCGTTTTCGTCTTGAGGTAACAGTTGAATAGTTAATGCTCCACCATCTGCACCTGTAATCTCTTGTTTGACTGTCTCACTCCACTTCATCTGTGATTTAGTCCACCAGATCATTGCAGTAGTATCGCCTTGTAATGCCTTGTTGAATAATGACTTGGATACCTGAGAGCTTGCTTCTGCCTTACCTAGTGCTAGTTCTCTCTCGTAATGCTTTCTTAGTGTCTTAGCATCAAGGATACCTATCAAGGCACATATCTGTTCTTGTGGCAGTCCTAGACCACTTGAGGTCTGTACTACCTCTCTTGTTATGTCAGTTGGTTCGTGAACATTCATAGTCTTTTATTATAAGGAAGTTGATTTTGATAGTTTAAACCTATTATTAATAAAATCAAGGACTTAGTTTAAATACTGTGTTTCCTTAAGTTATTTCACATCTTCTGTGATATTTTTACTAAGTTCTGTGTCTATCTTAGCAGATAAGTCTAATAATTTCTGTGCTAGTTTCTCGCCATGTTGTCTTTCAAGACGATTTGATGGAACAATTTTAGCCATTTCTACCCATGTTAGGTAAAACTCTTTTAAGTCATTAAACATATTTTCCTTTGCGTTTTGTAGGTAGTATAATAAATCTTTGGAGAAAATTAATGGAAAAAATAGAATTAATCCGAGACAAAAACGGATATATCAATATCAAGTTTAACAATGAAGCAAGCAAATTAGATGAGTATGAGTTTGCTGCACTTATACAAGATTCTATTGAATTGTTAAAATCACAGTTACTTAGCATTGAAGTCGAATCTTAATTATTTGTTTTCGTTTAAATATTTGTAATAGTTATTTATTACATCTTTATCGACAATCTGTGAAAAGTTTTTCTTACGTTTTTCTAATGCTCCAAGAACATTTGTTCTTAGATCACCTTTCTTAGTAGCTAATTCTTTAGAAACATTACTAAACACACCAGGCAATATTGTTTCGACTGGAACACTATGTCCTAAACTTCCCATATAATCTGCCGTAAAGTCGGTTGTGTAAGTTCGGTTTTGACTTGGTAATAAGTGCATACCGCCTTCACCAGTTTGCAATACTGTATTTCCTATATATCCTTTAGGAACTCCCATAAGTGCTGGATCTGTTAGAGCTGCTGTTAAATCTTCTGCGTTAAATCCCAAATATTCTTGGTTCTTTTTTAAACCAGCAGTTCTATTAATAAGTGCTTTTCTTAACTCTCCAGCAGTAGAATCTAATCCTTCGCCTGTATAAAGTTGCATACGGCCTTCTTCTGTATGAACTCCTTTAAAGTTTTTAAATGGCTGAGTTTTAATATAACCTTCTTTGGTTTTTTTAGGAATAACGTAATTTTTAATGCTTTCGTTCAATTCTTTAATAAATTTCTTACTGGGTTCTCTAGCATCAATTAAACCTAAAACAGCTTCAGTCGGCATAACGCTGAAGTTTTCTGCACCTTCTCCCATAGTTACTGGCATATGTATAACTTTTCCACTACCACCAGCAGCTAAGTTTTCTAGTCTAGCTTGTGCATCTCTATCTCGAATACGTTTGGCAATGCTTAAATTTGATGCTCCGCCAATGCCTTTTTTAATGTGTTCAATATCTCTAGCATAATCATGGCCACCATGCGTTATAACTTCGTTTGGCAATACTTCATTAGATATAGATTTAATAGCATAATTCCGATTAGAAGAATCCCAGGGCATTATTGCTACGCTTGCTCCTTCTAAATCTTCAATCTTAACTGGTTTTTTTTCAGCTAATCCACCTAAAAATTCTCTTTCAAATTGCGTTCCTACTAATGGATCAGGATTTAATGGTGTTGATACACGATACGTCATGTTGCCTATTGGCATATCTTTAGTAGCTAAAGGTAATGCTTTAGCAAAATATCCCATAGCTGGACTTAATAATCCACCGACCATTTCGTGCTCTTGACTGCCTTGATATGCTGGAGTTGCTCTAGGTAAATATCCAAGTATTTCTTCGGTAGTTGGTGCGACTCGATTACCGAATATTTTTTGCATAGTTTGTGGAGCTAATTGACGCAACAATAAACTTGCATTACCAACAATGCCTGGATATTGAGCTATTGATCCACGAGCTAGTGACTCCAGT